GCGGATCGTTGGAAACAAAGGGATCAGGAGGAAAATGTGGCTTCTAGTACATCTGCCACATTGACATCTGCTGGCATCAAAGAGGGCCAGGATGGAATCCGGGTGCTGTTTCGCAGCCCNGAGCCAGATGATGCAGCACTGGGATTGGTCCTGGATGCCTGGACCAAAGCAGTGGCAGATCATTCCCCATGGCAGTGCAACCTTAGATCTGATACATCAGCTAGATGGCAGGGACGCCTGGCCAGCGGCGAAACACGGCAGGGGGGTACCACCGCGCCGATACCCCGCCCCATCCTCGTTTACCACCACGACATTCTCCTCAAAAAACTAATCCCACATACCGACATTACGTTAGCCTGCGACCCTGGAGATCCGGACACGGTTTGGGGATGGGTGTGCAGCGATCTGCATTGTTTACATTTCATCTATGTGAAGAATGCCTTCCGTGGGTTTGGAATAGGGCGTTTGTTATTAGAGGAGACCGGATTACTGCTGGAAAAAAAAATAAGAATATCTCACCGGACCCCGGCCTTGTATAGCCATTGGCCTGGCGTTCATTTTATGTGGAACCCTTATCGGATGATGATATGGAATTAAACCAAGTCCATCTTGCGCGTGTCCTGCAGATGCCAGGCGGCACGACAGAGTTACTCCAGGCTGGAGAGAAGAATGGAACAGTAACAAAGCTTACCCTGGAAGATAATATGGTGAGGGTAGTAAGGGATGTGGAAGGGATTGTTTATGAGAGATTTATCCCATTTGCAAACATTCAGTTTATAGAATCCAAAGCAGCAGCAAAGATAGTAGAAGATGGCAGGAAGTCCAAAAAAGCGGGCGCGTCGGGAAGCAGCAAACGATCTGCAGTGGAGCAGGGAGCAAAGGCTGCTAGTCGAGGAAGCAGTAAAAAGAAAGCGGGGTAGGGAGCAAGTCCGGGAAAAGCTGGTTGGTCTGGGTGAGGGTTTGAGTGAGAGTCTGCATGAGAAGCAGCTGGAATTCTTTTTATCCGATCATCACAAGAAGCTGGCGAGGTGTTCCAGGCGTGCAGGCAAGACTCATCTGGCGGCAGTGGGATTAATCACAGCAGCCGTGGGAATGGATAATCTGCTGGTGCCTTACATCACGTTATCGATTAAGAATGCACGGCGGATTGTATGGAACACACTGCGGGAATTGGAACGTGGATGGGGATTTGGAATGGAGTTTTTAGAAAACCAGTTGACAGTGCGATTTCCAAATGGATCACAGATCATTATGGGCGGATGTCAGGATGAACAGGAGATCGAAAAATTTAGAGGCCCACGGTACAAGTTATGTGTAATTGACGAATGTCAGAGCATCAAGAGTCGTTTATTGGAGAACCTGGTGGAGGATATTTTGGAGCCAGCATGTTTGGATTTGGATGGATCAATCTGGATGTTTGGAACCCCATCTGCAGCAGCAGCGGGGTATTTTTATGACATGGATCAGTTGGACAGAGGAAGCCCCTGGCAGAAGCATTTTTGGACACTTTTACAAAACCCTCATCTTCCTGGTGCCCTGGAATGGTTATCAAGGAAGAAGGAAGAAGCAGGCTGGGATGAAGGTGATGCAACCTTCCGAAGGGAGTATGAAGGAGAGTGGGTCCGGGATGAAAACTCGTTGGTTTATGCATTCAACAAAAAAAGAAACTGTGCAGAAGAGTTGCCAGAAGTCGAGTGGAGCTATGCCCTTGGAGTGGATTTGGGTTTTATTGACTCAACGGCATTCGTTGTTATTTGTTGGTCTGAAGAAGTTGCAGAAACTTATGTGGTGGAGACTCAAAAATACACAGGGTTCACTTCTGATGACATTGCAAAGAANATTCAGTATTTGGATGCACAATATCAATTCACAAGGATTGTTGCGGATACTGGGGGGTTGGGGAAGATGGTTGTGGANGAGATGTCAAAAAGATATTCGTTGGATATTTTACCAGCCCAGAAACGACAGAAGCATGATCACATCGAACTTTTGAATTCTGATCTGAAAAAAGGAAAGTTGTTGATTGCAGATGTACCAGAGAATGCAGATCTGATTGATGAGTTGGAATTGTTGGAATGGGATATGACTGAAATGATCAAAGGACGGTATATCGAAAAAGCAGACTGTGAGAATCATGCAGCAGACGCACTATTATATGTATGGCGGGAATCCTTGGCGTTTTTACACCAGCCTCAGACACTGGCGCCAATGATCGGGACCAGGGAGTGGTTCCGGGCGGAGGAGCAGCGCATGGAGGCAGCTGCTCTACGCCAAGTGATGGATGAGAATGAAAATCAGTGGTGGGAACAAAATGGAATGGAACCCGTTTATGAAGAGTTGAACTGATGAAAGAAGCCACCGCCAAGGCAACTGCAAGGCAGATTTTAAATAGTCCGNCAGAAGAATATGATTTGTTTTCTGAAATTCTGATGCGCGGAAGGCAACGAGGTGGATTTACTAAAAAAGAGATGGAGGTCTTGGAAGCTTCAGGATTCTTGGATCAGATCCGCCCCATTGAGGATGAAATTATTGAACCAGAACCACCGGANGANTANTGGGAAGCATTGGAAAGGGAAGAAGAAAAAGCAAAAGCAAACCAAAGGCGTCTGAATATGATCCGTTATGGAGAAGAAAACCCACCTGCAGAAGGATCTCCATTCCGGTGGAAGCAGACCGGGGTTTCTCCAGAAGGGATAAAGCAATATCGGAAAATCTATGGNTATCCTGCTGCAAAAGTTAAGGATCTGGAAATAGGACCAGACCAATTTTTGGATATTTATGCATCTAAGAGGATGACCTGATGGCAGAAAACCAGAACGAGCAGGTTGATCTTACGTTTCCAGCAGAAGATTTTGGTCTGGAAACCCTCCAGGCAAAGCAGCCAATGTCCACGGTTAGGAAAGCTGCTGCAAAAACTGCGGCTCGGCGTGTTTTGGGTGGCCCTGGGCAGGCAATTATGGAGCTGGCCGATCCACCAATGGCAGCAGCGCCAACGATTTCACCAATAATGCTTCCACCGGCGTCCGAGTCTTCCACAGACAAAGCCTTAACCCGGTTAAAAGCCTCAATGTGGGCAGAAGTCCCACCCACTTTGAGTGGTGATTTTGAACAAGTCCTTACCCCTTCTGCAGCATCTGCGGATCGGGCCACAAAAAGGAAGAATCGAGAGAAACAAAACCAGAAAAAACTCCTTTTGGACAAAAAGGCAACCCTTCCAGGGGCGCCAAAGAACAAATCTATACTTCTGCAGCCCAAAAGAGGGGTCTTATTGCCGCCTTTGAGGATTGGACCACAAACCGCAAAGGATTGGATACGCCGNGTTGAAGGGGTTTTGCCCTCGGAACGCATTGTGGACTCTTCCAAATGGTATCGGTCCAACAAAATGATTGAACCCTTCCTAAGTACAGTGGGACCAGAGATGACTCCAGAGATGGAATCCGGGTTTTTGGTGGGTTCACAGCAGGCATCTCCTAGTCAAGCAATCCGTGCCTATGTGAAGCAGCGGGAACAGGCACGGCGTGGAGTCAAATTTGATGATCCTGGCAGACAACAATCCGGAACCGCCGATTATCCATTGTTTAAGATTGCAGAAGGTGAGCCGATTGACAAAGGTGCCGGTCAGAAAATCCATGATTTCTATGATGCAGCAATGCAGAACAAATTCCGGACCTATTATGACCTAGATCCGGACGCAGGCGCCCCATTTGTGGTGGATGTCCACACTGGCAGGGACATGGGTTTTGTGGATGACACCTATGCGAAGTTCATTAAGAAAAATTATAGAATCCCAAAGGGATATGAACTGCAAATTGATCAACCTAAAGGTGGATGGAGTGAAACCCAATATGAATGGGCTGCCAACCAGGGACGCCGCATTGCTGGTGAATTGATAAGTCGTGGATGGGGGTTAGATCATGGGATTGATTTTGAGTTAGAAGCACCCGATGTCCAGGCGATTGGCTGGATGGCGATGTCAGACCTGTATGGGGCGCCTGGGGAGGATGTCCCAGAAGCAATTGACCAAAATATCCAGCGTGTCAGTGCAGAATTGAGTTTTGGCGAAGGATCTCCATTAAGTGTGGAATTCCCGGAATTTGAAAACCTTCCAGGCCCAGAAAAAACCAGGGTGACGCGGGAAGTGATGTCCTGGGTGGGTGATGTTGCTAATGAACTGGCGGGAACCGTCAACATTGGCCGAGTCCATGGGCATGGAGGGTGGCAAAGTTATGATCCTGCACCTGCCATGGTGGAATCACTGCTTGCATCCCCGGAAGGGGCGGATCTGTATGCAGATATTGTGGGATATCTCGCGCAGCAGACGGAAGTCTGGGCGGTGCGTCCGGTTTCTGAAGGTGCAGATGATGGGAACGGGATTGCAGTTGATATTCTGGAAAATGGTACAGACCGAATCACCAAGGGGGATAATCTCCAGAAGATCTGGGCGTCAGTGAACCAATTGAATCCGGGTCTTTTCCAGGGTTTTCAACCAATTTTGGAAGATGGCAAGCCTGGAATCCGGATGATTGTCACCACTCCAGAAATGGCCGCTCAAGGTGGAAATACCGAGCTGCTTAGATGGTTACGGAAGAAACCATCCCATGTTGATCCTGGAATATTGGCCAATATACAAAAAAGCAAAGATCCAGAATGGACCCAGCAGCTTCTTGATGCATTCCCGCCAATGCCGAAAGGCGGTTTGGAAGTTAAACCGAAAAAAGGGGAGGATATCCCCGGTACTAAGGGGGCGCAAGAGGCACTGTGGCAAAAAAGCAATCCAAAGCAATTACGTACATACATCGAAAATAATGCACAAACCATAGTTGATGCCGTCAATGAGATATTTCCAGGTAAAGGAATCGACTTTGAAATTGAATGGGAAGATGTTAACATAAGAATTCGACACAATGATTGGACAAAGGATAACAATGGCGAACGTTACAGTGAAAGGATCGAAGCAGCGGCGAAAAGATCGCTTGTGGACGACCTACGAAATAATTACCGGCCAGAACTTGAGGCCCGCGTTCGGTCAGCTCTTGACCAGGCAGCCCGTAGAACTGGTGGACCAGGAAGGGAACCAGATTGGTCCATCGTCTCCAGAAGCCTCCCCAGAACAAAACAATTAGTCCTTCCCGGAGATACTGCTTCCACCGTCTTTGGTGAAGCACCTGGTTCCCCGGAAAATCAAACATATCTCCAAAACGCCCTGCGCGACTACGAATCTGCGCGGGAACTCCAGCATCCCATCCTAGACAAATCAAAACGCCAGCATAATTTTGAACGCTGGTGGAACTGGGACTTTGAAAAGGACCAGCCCGGTGATACTCCATCTGCTGCAACCTTTGAACTATTTTTTGATCATGACAAAAACGATTTTGTCACCGTAATTGGTCCGGAGCAGATCGAAATGAATCAATTTTCCGACAGTACCATGGAGGATATGGAGCTGACTGATCCAATGCTGTTTTTCCATGGATCTCCGAGTTTTGAGGGAACCAAATTTGACAAGGAAAAGCAGGGATTGCGGGATCATGGATACCATGGAAAAGGGTTTTATTTTTCTCCAAAAGCATTGACGGCGGAAACCTATGCAGAAAGCATTGATGAACACTTACTGTCGCAGGATATCAGTGGACCGGTTGCCAAGGTCTTTGCAGATCCATCTCAGGTTGGTTCTGATGAACTCACAGAACAAATTGATGAATTTGATTTTGATAATGTGGATTTTTACAACGATGACAATTATCCAAAAACAGCAGCCGGGTTGAAACAATATGCTGAAGATCAGTATGCAGGTGATATGGCCGTTGTGGTTATGGAAGATAAAGTGTTTTCTCCAGAAATCCTTCCATTTTATTTGTCAATCAAAAATCCTTTAAATATGCATAAAAGTAAATTTAATGATGAGATGCTGCAAAAATTAAAGGAAGGGTTTTTCCAGGCAATGACTTGGACCGATCATGAGCTGACTATAGAAGATGCAGAAAACCTTTTTGATAAAAAAGCATCTGACATCAAATTACCCTGGCAGTTTGTTGAAAATCTGACCGACACCCTTGGAATCGACATGTCAGAACTGGCAGAGGAATCTGGGTTTGATGCAATTGTTGGTGGGAATGAAGTTGTGGTTTTTAATCCGAAACAGATCAAATCTGCAATCGGGAACATTGGTCTTTTCAATCCTCAATCTGATGATTTCCT